CATATCCCGACCCCAACCCGACCGCCCCGCGCGTGTCCCATTGGTCGCGCAAAACGTTGAATGTAAGTTGAAATTGCCATAATGGAGCAGGGTAATCGAATGCTCGCAATTCCCGGCCGGACACCGCGCGCTGAACGCGCGTCTGCATCGTCGGTGCCTTGCTGACACTCCACGCAACGCCGGGTATTGCCACACTGTCTACCAAAAGCGCCGCGCCGTTGAACTGCACGATCGCCTGATCGCCGGGGTTCATCAGCTCGTCACGCCGCGCAGAGCGGCCCCGTTACGCATAGCCTGGTTCAGCGCGGCAACAAGAGTGGCGCCGTTGTTCTTGAAAAAGGTCGCGACGGACTGTGAATCCATCGCCGAGACCGCAAAGGTGGCATTGACGGCTGGGGCCCCGCCGCCGTTGATCATCGCCTGCAAACCCTGGCTGATATTAGCCGGCAATACCATCTCGTTGGTGTGCAGCATTGCTAGCGAGGTGTTCGGCACCATCCACCCGCCGGCCGCCGACGGCACGATGCCGCCCTGCTCGAAGCTGAACAGCCCCCCGAGGCCCTTAAACAAGCTGCTAAACAGACCGCCGCCAGAAAATAGATTACCGAAACCCAACGCTCCGAAAAGTCCCCCCGAGCCGAAAAGTCCGCCGGAAATTCCGCCTCCCAACGCGGCTTCGCCGGCGCCGACAACTCCGCCCGAAAAATCCTGATCGCCACTGCCGCCTGTCCCGCCCGCCAGACTCGCCCCCAGAGACTTTCCCAGTCCACCTAGGACGCTCCCGACAGCTGAGTTCACGAACTCAGCGACGATCGACTGAGCGAGATTGGACAGCGCCTTCTGTACCGTCAACGTCCCTGTGATGATCCCGGTAATCGATGTATCCAACGTGCGCTGTATTGGCTGTAGTAAACTCTGCCACTGCTTTTGGCTGGCCTCCACCGCTTGGGCGTCGAGTTTATCTTTATCGGTCAAATATTTTTGATAGGCAAGTTCTTGTTGTTGTATCAACTTTTGTTGAGTTTCGGAGTCATTTTCGGCGGCGCTCAACTTCTTTTCGTAATAATCCTGTAGGAGCGCCCACTGATTGTCGAGAGCATCGTTTAGCTGGGCAACCTCTTCACTGGCTGAAATCTTCCCGACAGCAGTCTGTTCCTCGATTGCAGCCTTCCGACGCGCATAGACTGCGTCGGCAACGTTCTCGTCGGCGGCCAGTGAGGCAAGCGTATCGCGCTCATTCTGCTGGGCGAGCTGTTTTTCCAGCTGGTAGATGTTGCTTTCGACCGCGAGCCGATCCTTTGATCCTGCCTCGGTCAGCGCCACCTTGTCCTGCCAGAACGCAAGTTCTTCCACCTTGGAATCGTTGTAGAATGATTGCTCCGCCACAAGTTGGCCTTGCAATTGGCTGCGCCACGTTTGCAATTGGCTCGCGGATCCACGACTATCACTGCCGCTGGACTGCTCTCTGACCGAGATACCGCGAAACTGGGCGCCGCTGCCGGTCGAATTGCCGGTGCCCGCTGTACTGTTGGTCGAACCCGAAAGGTTTGCTGCCTTGGTTTGCAACGCGCTGATTGTCGATCCGATTTGTGCCGCCGCCGCGCTGATATTGGTTTGGGCCCGTTGTGCTGCGCTACCGAGATCCGCAAATTGCGCCTTCATGGCCCCGGTAGCTGCGCCCACCGCATCGGAGGCCGCCTCCAGTCCCGATTGAAGACCATCGGTCCGGGCGGTTATAGCGACGCTGGTTTCAATATCCGCCACACTGTCCTCGCTACAAAAACAGGCGATCGCGAATGCCGTCTCGCGTCGCCACTATCTTATGCCCAAGATTTTGGCTTTGGATACGAAGCCTCGGTTTTCCGCCGCAATTCGGTGACGTCAAGCAATACGGAACCCAGGCCCGCGTGCACATCGCCGTTCACGAAGGCCGGTCCTAGATCGGCGAGGATGTGCTCTGCCTTCCTGCTAGAGGTCGCGGCGGCCCCGCGCTGCAATTTTGACGAGGCCGCTGGTTTGCCTCGCTGCTTCCCGAGATAAGCGGCAATCAAGAGGTGAAGCGGCGGATGGTCTGTCCAATAACAGGTGAGCTCTTCTACCTCGAAGAGGGTCATCGCATCGATTACCGGGTAGCTGTATCCGCAAGCGGTTGCGAGGAGGCCATAGAGGTCTCCCCAATTCTCGCCTGAATTAGCATGCTCGCCCCCGAGCCAGGCTCGGGGGCTATCGCTTCCCCCGAGGCAAGTCCTGGCGGTCTGAGACCCGAACCCGTCAGCACCGCGGTGAGCACCGGCCCCGAATTTCCGAGGTCGAGTAGGTTCTCGACGGTCTCGGCTGTGATATCCGGATAGTTTCGCTGCAAGGCCGCCGTGACGATCTCGACCATAACTGCAATCTGGGTCTCACCTATTTGCGCATTGATATCGGAGAGTTGGCGAACCTTGGGCATCAGCCGGCGCAACTGACCCAGCGTCAACGGCGGAATGGTCCATTCCCGGTCGCCCATCGTAATTGCAATACCGGGAATCATCGCTGTCTCCCCAAAGTTCCGCCGCCGCCGGCATCGTTACTCAACAGTGCTCAAATAGCCGATAGTTCCGGAGGCATCGGCAAATGCCATAAAATCCAATTCATTGATTGTCCAGTCGTCGATTTTAGTCGGCAGCGACAGCTTGTTGGCAGTGCACGCATTGAGACGCAGTGCCGTGCCTTCACCATTATACGTCGTATAAAAAGTCGCCTTGAATGTCGGCGTCGTTCCCATTAATTGATTGGTCAGCGTCAATTTGGTGCCGCTTGCGGCGGTGCCATACGTGTAGGAAATCAACACGGCCGCGCCGGCGTCGGCGGCAGCGAACGTATAGATGCCGCTGGCAAAATTTACTGAGTACTGGCCTGCCGCAGATGGGGTTGCCACGCGATTGAAGCGTTTGCCGTTCGTGGCATAAACAACTCCAAGATCATCATTGTAACTCGACGCGTTGGCGACCGCTACCGTAAATGGGGTCGTCGCTGGCACCACCGCAGCCTCTAGTTCAGATATCGCGAATTGTCCAGCCGCCGCGGTCGTCCCAAAGAATATATCGCTATACAGCAAGCCAAGGATCTGGACAAACTTCGCCTTTCCGCTGATTTTACCTTGGCCGCGGGCGATCGCCACGGGAAACTGGACCTGTCCGTAAAGCTCTTTGTCAGTCCAATCGAAATCAATCTGAATATCTTGTAGAACCCCGAACTGGCGCGGGCCAATTCCCGAACCTGTCAGGTCGGTACGTTCGCCCCAAAGTGCGCCCGAACCAAAGCTCAGCTGCATTGTCAGATACTCCTTTGCCAATCCTTGTCCGCGATGGTCGGGGGCGATACCCGGGCGGAACCGAGCAGGTGTTTCAAAGTTTCTTTGGCGGCGTGCGCCACGTTCCACGCCGCAGTGTCGCGGGCGACCGCTGAACCCGGAAAATGATCGGCCCACCAGCGCTCGATCAGCCTGTCGAGATTTTCAGAAATCTGTTCGGCGGCCGATATTGGCTTGGCATCATCGCTCATAGATCGTATTCCTTACGACATAGCCGTGATGCCAACACCGCGGGCGACGCAATTCTGGCTTCTGGGCAAGAACTGTCGCCTTGGGCGGTGCGTACAGGCTGCAGTCGCCCGAGCCCGTATTGGCAAATCCCACGCGCCGCTCAGTGATGGCGCGAAACGCAACCCAAAAACCCGTCCAGCGGCGCCGTCTTGGCGCGATTATCATGGAGCCCCAGGACTGCCTCTCAGCGTCCCGAACGGCGGGTGTTGGGGTGTGGGAGCCCGAACTTAGAGACAGAGGATTTCGACCGGAACGATCGCGATAGCCTGGTCTCCGAGAACCCCCTCGTCAGTCTGGATCTTGCCGGCGATATAGGCGTGCTGGACCATAGCGGGGAGTCCGAGATTTTGGATCCCGCTCGCCATAGAGGGGGCCAGCGCCTGCTCCAGCGCATCGAGCAATGGGTTCAGGATTTGTGCCGGCGGGGTGTAGGGGTCACAGCAATGGACATAAATGTAACAATCGGCAAACAGGGTCCAGACAATCGGGGCACCCAGTGCCTTGACCGAGGCGTGACCACCTTTTTCGCTCATGAACAGTGCCGGCTGTTCAGCGGGGGCAACGTCGGACCAATGCCGCAGGCGACGATTGGCGCTGGCAAAATTCGCCGCCCCCGAGGCCAAAGTCCACAGGGCCGCGTAAATCGCCTCACGGTCGATCATTGCAGCGCCTCGCGCAAGGCATCATCAACAGCCGTACCAATGTGAGAAGCCATGTCTTCGAGACTTGAGCGCAGAAAGGAACGTTGCGGCAGATCCACTCGCCGGCTATACGCATTTACGCTGACTGTTGCAGGTGCGATTGGATGTCCAAACGCCATCGTGACTCGCCGTAAACTTGCCCGCACGTTTTCCCTACCTGCGTACCCAAATTCCTGAGCGGCGGCATAAACGACATTGCTATATATGGTTGCGCTGACCCCGGTCCTGCTCTGATCCATTTGCACGGCTATCCCGTCCCTGAGCGAGCCGCTGCGCGGGCGAAGAACCTGGCCGCTTAGCTTGTCCTGTTGAACGGAATTTCTCAGATCGATCCCGAGCTTTGCAATCGCCCGCGCGATTCCGGTTCCGGCCGTTTCTCCCAACG